TACGCTGGGGCAAAAAGAGAATACTCTTTTGCTAGTCCAGCAGTAATCATAATGAAAAATATCATCCATAGATACGATAGATTTTTAAATAAAAAATCCATAATGTACCTCCATTACAATAAAAACCACTCTCTTTTTAGGGAGAGTGGACCTGCATATGGTTTAACGAACCATATTCTATAAAGTTGACAGGTTATTCTTCGTCTGCCAACTTTGCAAAGTACGCCATGTCATCATCATCTTCCGAGATTTCAGGCATCTTTGGCTCAGACTTTGCTTTCTCTTTGATCTGTTCTACAGTTGTTTTTGGTGCAGGTGTCTCACCATTCAAACCAAGAACTTTGTCTAGGCGTTTCTTCAATTCATCATATGATTTAAATTCTTTGTCAGAAAGTAAATCTTGTAATGAATGTTCAGATTTCCAAATCTTCTCAAGAGCTTCATCATCATCTAATAGTGCAGATGCAGATTCAAATTCAGATTTGTCATAATTTTGATAACCATCAACTTTACGAATCTTCAGTTTGAAGTTTGCACCTTTCCACAAATCAAAAGGATTAACTGCTTCTTCATCTTCGAATTGTGGATTCATTGCTTCGGTAATTTTATCAAAGATTTTCTTACCAAACTTGAACAGTTTTACCTGTCCGTCATTTTCAGGATGTTTTGGATCAGATACAATATAAACGTTTGCAATATAATTTAACTTACGCTTTTGTTTACGAACAACATCTTTGTTCGCTTCGATGCCAGAATTCCACAATGCTGAATTGTGTTCACAAACAGGACATTGTTGGTTTTTGGTTGTTAAACAGTTATCGATTAACCAACCACCAGGACCTTGGAATCCATGTGAGAATACTTTAATCCAAGGCAACGAATCATCACCATCAGCTGCAGGTGCAGGTAGAAAACGGATAGTGGCCATGCCATTACCTGCTTTGTCTACTTCTGGTTTCCAAAAATTATCGGATTTATCTGCGCCATCAGATGTATTGATTGCTTCGATTGCTTTGGCGAGTTTATCTAGATTGCCAGATTGGCGTTTGAGATTTGCGAAACTACTCATGGTATTTCCTTTCGTATAAACGGAGTATTAACGGTGTATAAACGACTTATCCACAAACAACTCATAATGTGGAGTATATATCCAATCACAAGTACATATTGAGAATGGATATGGTAGAAGGCCAATCAGTATGTAATATACCAATGCCTCCTGCTTCGTCCCATTGTTGAATTAAACTTTGTGTATCATCAATAATGATTGAAGTTGGTGTAGCATATTTCCATTTGTGTCTCTTGCCTGGCACAAATAATGGATTAAATGTAATTCCATGTGTTTGTAACCAAATCATTTTCTGTTTGGAAATAGCATCATAATTTTTTTCACTTGCTGTTGAAGAAAGAATCTGTGTTGGAGCTGGAAACTTTCTAAGATAATCTACACCTTGCATCGCACCAGGCATAACATCTAATGTTGAAAATTGACCACTCTCAATGAATTGTTCAAAGTAAGTATCAAATTTTTTATTTTTTTCTGCTTCTCTTGGATTAATTCCAAACAAAGAAACATATCTTTTATTGAAGTCGGCAATTACGCCATCCATATCCAAATAGATGTGTGTTATCTTAAGCATATTCTTTTAACAATTCTTTAGTTTGTACTATAAATGTATCATTATCGTAGTTTACAAAAGGTTTATACTTCATTATCCTTCTTTTGATGTTGGGCCAAATGATATCATCAGATATTTTTTTCGACCACAATTCAATAAAATGAAATTGATTTTCCAATATCATTAATGTTTCAATTGATATTTTATTACGCATCATTTCTTGCAGCAATACTGGATAATTTCCATTTTCTACGATAAAGATTTTGTCTCTATCAAAATTTTCCAACAAATACATCATATCATTTTTAAATGTATATGTCAATGCCTGATTTCTTTTTTGCCACTTTATGTAGTTTTCTTCACCTTCTGGTCCTAAAAGATCACCAACCCAAGTAATGTCTTTTACCAGAAAATTGGCAACCAAGAAGTTCTTCAGTTCATCTAAACTATATTTTCTAGAAAGTTTATAGAATGAATATTTGTCTTTTCTGGTTGAGAAGGTTTGTTTTGATAGATTCGTTTTGCCATGGTATTTCACATAATCATAACTATCACTTGTAAAATGTAATTTCAAGGCATGAAACATGGCATATGTTACAAAGCCAGTATTATCGGTCATATAGGCAATTTAGATGTTTTCTTCAATAGATTTAATTCTTGTGCTTCTTCTCTTATCTTTGCTTTGAGTGCTGATGAAATTAGTGTTGCTGCCATTTCAACTTCAAGTCCAGTTTCATTACAATGATGGCAGATGGCATCCATGTAACCGATGCCTTCTGCTTTTGTTATGTTCTCTATCAATATACTAAAATCTTTAATCTCACTCTGCGTAGCCATCAAATGTCCCTATAAAATATATGATTACCAATTCTACTCACAACATATTTTTTATTCCAACCAGGATTAACATAGTTGGCATGATAATATAATGCTCTTGTCTTTGCAATTGTATCATGTAATATTGTTTCTGTCAACGCTCTGCGAGCAATCAATACCGATTCTTCCCATGCATACACATCATTAACTTTTAAACCTTTTATGCAAGTCCATGAAAATTGGCAAGTTGTTTTTTGATTGTATTTTGTTTTTTGGTAAACAACATCACAAACATCTTTTGGAAAATCTGGATCATTTACACGATTCATTGTAACCTGAGCCACAGCCAATTTACCCTCATACTTTTCTTTTGCAGATTCGTGGTAAATATTTTTGGCCATGCACATAACCTGTTTGTTAAAATCACCAACTACCTGTGTCTGTACAGCTTTGTTAACAACTGTCGTAGAAAATGTTGGCAATGAAAGTACGGCTATTAATAAGCCTAACAATATAAAAATTGGTTGTAATTTTTTAATTGAGTACATCTTATCTCCTTGTTAGGGGATAGCCGAAACTATCCCCGATACAATTACGAATTAGATTTTTTTATCTTTGTTTCAGTTTGTTGTGGAATTTGAGAAACAAAACCATTAAGCGTTTGAGCTTTTGATATGATATCTGTTTCACTTGGATAGGGTGGAAACCCTGGATGTGCGGGTATTTCTCCGCCATTGATTTTAGCAATATCTACTTTCGTAGACCATTCATTGCTAATTCTCTCACGTTGTGCATAATAATCCTGTTCTAACATCTCTTTCGCCATCTTTAATAAATCTAGGCGTATTTCGAACGGTGTCATGTTTGACATAATAATCTCCTTGTGTTGTGTGTGTAAAAAATACCAGTTAATGTGTGTGCTGGTCTTTTATTTAGGCAAATTGGTGATTGATTCTGTTGCCAAGTTCAATCACCGAAAACTCCGGTCAGCGATTAAGCTGCCAGTGCGAACTTTTCATCGTTTGCGTTTGTTTTACTTGATTATTACGCCTTGTCATGGCGATTCTCCAATTGTCTATTAGCTACGCTGTCGAATCTATTTCAGGCCCATCAGAAGCATACTCAGGTTTTAACCTTTGCTACCAGAATACTCGGTTCGGAGTATGCTTATGGTGGACCTGACCGGTACCGCCCCGGTGTCCAACGCATCGTTCAACAACCTTCAACGAATTAGTTACACCAACTTGTTTTTGCGTCACCATAATATTCACGAGCAAAACCATTGTTAATTAATAGTATACGCAAAGATTGGCCATTAAGCAATATATCACCTAAAACTCTACCACCATATTTGTCCCAATCCATCAATATGATTTGAGTTGTTTTTGCTTGTGATATCATTGCTTTGGTAAACTGTGTTGCTTTTTGTCCTCTCGCATCTTCTTCTGTACATTTCGCACGATGTCCTTTTTCTGGAGTATCAACACCAAAAACACGGAGAGATAATTCTTTTTTCAATGGATCTGGCAACCAAGCGGCTTCAAATGCTACAGTATCACCATCGATCACTCTTGTCAATTTTACATCATATGTAACACCAGGTTTAAATCTGGCAACATTAGATGCTTGTGCAAAAGCTTTGAGAGCGACAAAGCAAGACATCACCAACAAAGCAATAATGATTGTTTTAATTAATGATTTTTGATTCATTTTGATCCCTATAAAATTTAATTGCTTTGACCAATCCATCAATATGGTCAGAAGTTTTTTCTTTAAAAACCAATGGTTC